TATTTCAGTATTATACCAAGGCTAAAGCTGAGGCTACCTTTCCTTTAATCGAGGCTGACTCTACTGAGGCTGATATACGTCAGTCTGCTTGGGTCTATGCTTTAGACCTGATGCGTAATGACCCTGAGGTTTTGACTGAGGCTTTTATAGGCGAGTATTTAGATACTCTAGATGATATGCGTAGTTATCATGGTGCAGTCATTCAGGCTTTGGCTGATGAGGATTATGTATCAATGGGTAAGTTAGTTGAAGAAGCTGTTGGTGGTCTTATCAATCGGACTGTTGACTATATTGAAGAACACATTAGAAACTTGGAGGTTTGATATGGCTGTTCATGTATTAGGTAGAGTGTTAGCTAATGAGTTTCGCAGTGGTGTTGGTTTTGATATTGAGTTTACTAATAGCCGACCTGTCTGGACTTATGATGCTAGTAACGGTGAGTTGAATGTAATGTGTTTTGAGGGTGTAGTTATACTGGTTCCTTTCTTCACCCTATTGTTTGGTAAAGTATATTCTGTGGAGGATTTGTGATATGAGTAAGGTATTGTACGATGAGTTGATGGAAGCTATCAAGCTGTCTATGGATACAGTGGAAAGCTTTGAAGATGAGATGGTGTTATATAATCTAACTTGTGAGTTGTCCCAAGCTTACCCTCTACTACGGGGAACAGGTTGTGAATAGTGGGTGGGCGAAGACACATCACTCATGTGATAGATGTAGTAGTAGTGATGGTGCATCAACCAATCATGATGGTTGGACTACGTGCTTTAGTTGTGGTGAGCGTTATAATTCAGGACAGTCTTATAACTCAGTTATAACAGAAAACATAGGAGTAGTTAGTATGGAAGTAGGGCGAGGCAGGCATCAAATGATACGTAGTATCACTAAGGATACTTGCGAGAGGTACGGTATCAGTGTTGATGGTAGTGATATAATCTTTGAGTATCGTGATAAGGACTCTATGGTCTGTGCTCAGAAGGTTCGCATTGGAAGCAAAGAGAATCAGCGTAGCTTTGGTGTATGGGGAGAGGGTGTGTTATTTGGACAGCACTTGTTCCCTAAAGGCGGTCGTTACTTAACCATTACTGAGGGTGAGTTCGATGCCGCGAGTGCTTATCAAATGAGTGGTAGTAAGTACGCATCAGTGTCTATAAAGAACGGAGCGCAGTCAGCACTTAAGGATTGTAAGTCTCAGTATGAATGGATAGATAGCTTCGACAATGTGATTGTCTGCTTCGACTCTGATGAGGCAGGGCAGACCGCCGCCAAAGAGGTAGCCTCTCTGTTTGCAGGTAAGGCTAGGATTGTCAAGCACCACCCTGATTATAAGGATGCTAACGACTATCTTGAGCATGGCAGGGCTGATGATTTCAAGACAGCTTGGTGGGGTGCTGAGATACATACACCTGATGGCATCATAGCAGGTAAGACATTGTGGGACGCTGTTAATCAGCCTGTAGAGAAGGCTTCTGTTCAGTATCCTTGGAATGGTTTGAATGATCTTACATACGGGATACGGGGCTATGAATTAGTGACGTTGACGGCAGGAAGTGGTGTAGGTAAGAGTCAAGTGATGCGTGAAGTGTTGTATCATGTGCTTCAGAACTCTGGAAGTAACATAGGATGCATATTCTTAGAGGAATCAGTCACTAAGACTGCTCAGTCGTTGATGTCACTACACTCAGGGAAAAGATTGCACATTCCTACAGTGGAATCGACTGAGGAGGAGCGAAGAGATGCTTTTAACGCTACTCTAGGTACTGATAGGCTGTTCTTCTACGATCACTTTGGTTCCACTAGTGTTGAGAACATAGTAGGGCAGGTTAGGTATCTATCTAAGGCTCATGACTGTAAGTATGTGTTCCTAGATCACTTATCTATCATTGTATCTGCTCAAGAGAACGGTGATGAGCGTAAGGCTATTGATGAGGTGATGACTAGGCTCCGTATGTTGACTCAGGAGACAGGTATTGCTCTGTTCTTGGTATCCCACCTGCGTAGACCATCAGGTAAGGGTCATGAAGAAGGCGCGGCTACTAGCTTGGCTGACTTACGTGGCTCCGCCAGTATTGCACAGCTATCTGATATTGTTCTTGGCTTTGAACGTAACGGGCAGGCTGATGATATAGAAGAAAGGAACACTACGTATATCAGAGTTCTTAAGAATAGATTCAGTGGTGAGACAGGCTTGGCTACTGCTGTATCATACAACCAAGATACAGGAAGGATGTCTGAGGTATTACTAGAAGGAGAAGTGTTATGAGATGCGCGGCGTGCAACAAGATTATGAGCGAGTTCGAGTTGGTTATGAAAGCCCCTGAGACTGGTGAGTTTGCTGATCTATGTGGGGTATGTTACAATATAGCCTTTGATCTGGAAGATAAAGACGAAACAGTTGCAGAGATAATAGGAGATATAACTAATGAGCAAGATTGGTGATGTTATAATTACGGTAGAGGAGCATGGGTATGATTACACTAGACTTGGAAACAAATCTTTCACACAATACGATATGGTGTGCAGGAGTACAGAGGCACAACCAAACAAACGCTACACTGCTGTTCGAGAAGCAACCCTTAGAGCAGATGTTATCTACTGCCGATGGCTTAGTGGGTCACAACATAGTGTTCTTCGATCAGGAAGTCTTGAAGAATTGTTGGGGACTTGATTCTAAAGTACCTGTATGGGATACCCTAGTGTTGGCTAGACTGCTCGACCCTACACCTGTAGGCGGTCACAGTTTAAGCGAGTGGGGTAAGCGTATCGGCTATGCCAAGATGGACTTTGATGCTGAAGACTTTGATGGCGGGTACACTGATGAGATGGGTACGTATTGTAAGCGTGATGTAGAAGTAACTACTAAGCTTTATCACTACCTCTTATCTAAGCTAAAGCAGAAAGGCTTCAGCGATTACTCGATACAGCTAGAGCATGATGTTGCACAGATAACAGCACAGCAAGTACGTAACGGCTTTAAGTTAGACATGGCTGTAGCTACCAAGTGGCAGGGTGATATGTCTGTACGCATTGATGAGATAACTAGGGAACTGCAAGATAGATTCCCACCTATCATTACCATCAGGGTTAGTGAGAAGACAGGTAAGAGACTTAAAGACCACGTTGAACACTTTAATGTAGGGTCACGACAGCAGATCGCAAAGAGGTTATCTAAGCTTGGAGTCAAGTGGAAAAAGAAAACACCTAACGGGTCTCCTGTTGTTGATGAGAGTACACTGTCAGAGATTGACTTGCCCGAAGCTAAGTTATGTGCTGAGTATCTTGGTCTTGTCAAGCTAAAAGGTATGGTAGACAGTTGGCTCAAGTATGTAGACCCTGAGACACATCGCATTCATGGTTATGTCAATAGCTGTGGTGCTGTGACAGGTCGTATGACTCATAACAAACCTAACCTCGCACAGATACCTAGCCTTAAGATTGCTAGAGAATGCTTCACTGTTGAGGATGGTAATGTTCTTATTGGCTGTGATGCTAGTGGTCTAGAGCTAAGATGCTTGGCTCATTATATGAACGATGATGAGTACACTAAGCAGATACTTGAGGGTGATATACACTCGTTCAATCAACACGCGGCAGGGTTGCCTGAACGTAGCATGGCTAAGACTATGATCTATGGTTTGATCTATGGCGCGGGTGATGCCAAGCTTGGGCAGATTGTAGGTGGTGGTTCTAAAGAAGGTAAGAAGATACGTGATACTTTCCTTACAAAGCTACCATCACTGCGTAACCTAATCAATAAGGCTAAGGGTGTAGCTCAACGTACCAAACGAATCAATGGTCTTGATGGCCGTATGATTAAAGTTGACGAGGATTACAAGGCACTCAACAGATTGCTACAGAGCTGTGGTGCTATTGTTATGAAGGTTGCTGTACGTAACTGCTGTAATAAACTCGATGAGCTTGGTGTATTCTACAAGCTTGTTGCTCAGGTACATGACGAGTTTCAGATAGAGGCTCGACCTGAAGATGCTGATGTTGTGGGTAGTGTGGCACGACAAGCAATCATAGATGCGGGTGTTGAGCTTAAGATGCGCTGTCCTATGGATGCAGAGTATCGTGTTGGTTATAATTGGAGCTCGACACATTAATTATTTTACGATAAGACTTTACAGGAGGTTGAATACATGCTATAATATTACTATAAAGTTAAATAATTAATTAACTTTCAATGAATTACGTTTAATGTAATCTAAAGAATGTAACATAATCTTAATAGTTAAATACAAAGGTAAATTAATATGAACGATAAACCAGTAGTAGTATCATGTGAACTTCATTGGCCATTCTTGAACAAGCCTAACGATATGTCAGGTAAGTATCAGGTGGACATCAGTAAGCTATCCTCAAAGGCAGTTGAAGTACTGTCCTCTATGGGCATTGCAGTTCGCAACAAGGGCGATGATCGCGGTAACTATGTTACTGTTAAGTCAAACAACCCAATCAAACCTGTCTTCTCTGCTACAGACGAGGTAGACTCTTCACTCATAGGTAATGGTAGTAAAGCTAACGCCGCTATCAAGCCTTATCATTGGGACTTTAAAGGAAAGCAAGGTACATCAGCGAGTCTATCCAAGCTTCTCATTACTGAGGTAGCTGTGTATGATAAGGATGGAGATGGCGGAGCTATCGACATGGATGATGTAATCTAATGTTACTCATTGATGCCGACATTCTAAGTTATAGAATAGGCTTTGCCTGTCAAGACGAGACAGCGGAAACAGCGTTCTCTCAATTGAATAACTTGGTGTTGGATATATTGGTACGGAGCTGTGATGATGCGGCTCCTTATCAACTTTACCTAACAGGCAAAGGAAACTTTAGGAATGATCTTGCCACGATCAGACCATACAAAGGAACTAGAACATCTGAGAAGCCCTCCCACTTCTACTTGTTAAGAGATTACATGATAGATAACTGGGATGCTATTGTTGTTGAGGGTCAGGAAGCTGATGATGCTATCGCTATCGAGGCAACCTCTCAGGGTAAGGACACTGTGATAGCTAGTGTAGATAAGGACTTTCTTCAAGTACCTTGCAGACACTTCAATCTAACTAAGTATGAATGGTCTGTGGTTGATGAGCGGGAAGGTCTTTACTTTTTATACAAGCAAATGCTTACAGGTGACCGAGTAGATAACATACAAGGTTGCGTAGGTATCGGCGAAGTAAAAGCGACAGCCGCTCTTGAGTGGTGTGAAACAGAAGAAGACTTATACCAAGCTGTCTTGACCTGTTACAAAGGTGATGTAGAAGCAGTGTATGAAAACGCCAGACTGCTTTACCTACGCAGGTATGAAGATGAGTGGTGGGTAGACCCTAACTTACGAAAGGATGAACACAACTCTAAGAACCCTATCGGAGGATTACCGCCACAGCCCCCGTCTTCAGCAGACATCGACACTAAAGAGAAGCTTCAAGTAAGGGTAGGATAATG